TGAGTGTTATGTGACAGCGGCAGCAGCGTTCACGCGGCATTTTCTCGCTCCTTTTTCATCAGGAAACATTCCATTGCGGCACGAAGCGGATTCTGATTTGCAGACATGCAATGCCGGTTAAATATCGCGGCCCACTCATCACGACTTTGGTGGCAGGTCAGGCTAATGTTTTCCTTCTCGATAATCGGCCCGGCATCAGCCCATGAGTTGCAGGGCAAGAAGTCTCCCTTGGAGCGCATGCACTGAGATACCACAATCGGCTGGCTTTCTCCCATGTCATAAATAGCCAATCCCTTATAGTCAGTGGTTGCCACTCCGCCCAGCGCAACAGCTACAGCTTTGTTAATTTCAAAGTCACTCATTTCTGCGTAATTCATCTTCAGCTCCACATTGGGTTTTTATACTGCCTGCTCGGTATTGGCTCGCTCCGGAACTCAGGCAGCAGCGCGCTGACCAGCCAGAGGCGAGGGTCGGTTGCGAGTGTCTTCTGAGTTTTGATATTTCGAGAGGCGTAGCGGGAAAGGAGTTCGTTAGCGGTTTCAGTGTCTACAGGGTCATGAGTGAACCACGATTTCATGGCGCCCCCTTACTTTTGAGAGCAGGCTATCCAGCATTGCCATGTTGAAGCTGCGGCCAAATCCAACGCTGAAGGTCCCCATGCGGTACTGGTAATTGTGGTCAGTGCTGCCGAACTGCTGGCGCTTAATCTTGCTGGCCTCAGTCATATTGTGGAGAGCGACGTGAGCGTTGCCTCGCTTTGAGGATGTCATTGCACAGGCGCGATCGATAATCTCTTTCGATGTGTGCCATTCGCCATCAGAAAGCACGTCCAGAATTGCCGTGGTTAATTTACTCATGATTTACTCCTGTTATTTTCGCCCCAGCGCTGCGCCCATTCGATTTCTAACCGGGCTTCGTCGCTGAATTTCACGTTCTGCTCTGTGCCAAACCAGTAAATTGCCTCGATGACTTCAACCATTTCGCTCACGCGCATCTTGCTGGTCCGGGAACCAAACATGACGACGCCGCCGCCGATGCCGGGTGCGGTGCGCTGCTGTTCGTTTTTGGATTTCGCTACGAGGGCGGTGATAAGGTCTTTCCAGTCGTCCGGGGTGTACTTCTGCCCATACCATTCAACCTGCCGGGAAAGGTCATGGAGAAGCGGCCACATACGGCGATTCTGGTCCGTCGTGCGCTTGCGTTCCTGGATGACTATTTCGAATGGCTTATCGGGATTGGCGGGGAGTTGCTGGATGGCGCTGATGCAGTTCTGTCGGATGTTGTCGCTCCTAAGCAGGAACGTTGCTTTCTCCATCGCGTTTGTCTCGCTTTAATGCGTCGCTGAGTAATTTCCTGACACCATGACTCAGGCTAAGTGTTCCTGCATGCTTCTGGGCAAAGCGACTGATGTCGATTGCCAGCTTATCCAGTTCAGCGTCTGATATGACGTGCTCAGAGCGCTTTAAGGGGATTACGTTGTTCATGGCTTATATCCCGTGACCGCGCCGCATCGCTGGCAGACAATTCGACTTCCATCTAAGAAATCGTTCGCAGCGTACACTGGCAATATCGCCCACGCAGACCGCGCGCTTAGGTTGGCATGCTTCAGTGTGTCCACAGTGAATGGCTTCCATTTATGGCCGAAGATGCGGCCCATGACGCCGGTGCATTTGGTTGTCATATCACTGCTCTCCGTTCTGATTGGTGGGCTGCTCCGGGATGATGCGGTAGGCGATGATGTCGTACTGGTCCGCAGGGTCCAAACCCCCGCCCCACTTAATCCAGCCATCACCCCGCTCCTGCTGCTCCAGTATGGGGAGTGCAATCTCAAGGGCTTGCAGATACAGCTCCTCCTTCAGGCTCAGTCCAATCTTGGGATTATCCTGAAACGACTTAAGGTCGCAGTGATGCCTGCGTGCGACTTCAGCGGTTAATTTATTCATACACCCTCCAGTGGAAGGTTTGCAGCCACGCTGGCCACGCGCAAAAACTCGCGCATCATGTCCATATCCATCCATGTCTTTTCAGTCAGGTGGAATGCCCAGTTAGCAAGACTTTCATGGCTGTGCAGTCTGTTTACTGCGATTTCATAGGTGGTGTTGCCTGTGTTGAGCACAACGAATCCGTCTTCCAGATAAACCTTTTTGGCCAGCTCCGCGCGGTGCGCCATGTACTGCTCGAGATGTGTTTTCATCAGAAACCCTCTACCTGTTTAAGTTGTTTTGTCACCTTGCGGGTTTTGCGTTCTGCTCGCTCTTCTGCTGCCTGCTTTTGGTCGCATGGGAAAAGAGCTACGTCTTTCTGGTCAACGTAAACCGTGCCGGTTTTGCCGTGGCGGTTAAGTCGCAGTATGAGTTCCGTCAGTGTCGGATCCGCGTTGTCGTCGTAAACGCTTTCCTTGTAGATGGCCATCCAGTAATCACAGTCCTGTTCAATCTGACCGGTATCGCGCGAATCGCTGGCCATCGGACGCTTATTGGCTCGCTCTTCGAGATTACGGTTTAGCTGGGTCAGGAGGATGATTACCGTGTCCAGCTCCTTGGCCAGGTTCTTCAGCGCCTTGGTAATCTTGCCGAATGCCAGCGCGTTGGTTTCTGAAGCTTCAGTGCTCATCAGTGTCAGATAGTCGATGCCAATCATGCCGATACGCTTGTTATTTCGCTTCAGTTTGCGGCACTCCGCCTGAATGTGGGCCAGCGTCATGCCGGGGTTATCGTCAATCCAGATGTTTGGCCGGTCGCTCATTCTGGCCATCGCTGCGTAAACCCTATTCCAGTCTTCATCCTCGCTCGGGCCCGATTTTTCTTGCGCATAGAACATATCGGTATTGACGTGTGATGACTGGCCAAGCATGCGCTCGAAGATTTGCTCTTCAGGCATCTCAAGGCTGAACATGGCCACAGGCAGGTTTTCAACGTCTGCGACATGCAAAGCGATTTCGGTCAGCACCGTGGTTTTACCCATTTTTGGCCTTGCGCCAATAACGAACAGGGATCCGCGCATGACATGCTTCGGTGCCAGTAGCTTGTCGAGGTCACGAATGCCAGTAGTCAGGCCGCGATGCGCATCCGGATCGTTAAACCGGTTTTCGACCATTGCTGTCCATTTAGCTGCAATGTCGTCTATGCGACGAAGTCCCTTTTTGTTGCCGGTAGCAGTGCTGTCTACAGCCTCTGCCAGCAAAGCCTGAGCGGCTTCAACCTTCTGCTCAGTGGTCATGCCGTTGCGGGAGCTGAACAGACTGGCCACCTCGTTTGACTGGCGGATCCACATGCGGTCAGAAGCCCGGTCTTTCACGACTGAGGCGTAGTTCACGACGTTTGCAGAGCTGGGTGTGTTTTTAACCATCTCAGCCAGATAGCCGAAACCACCTAGCTGCTCCAGCTTCCCGCCTTGCTCCAGCGCCTGTGACAGCGTCAGGATGTCCACGGTGATTTTGCGTCGATTAAGCGTCACAGCTTCAGACCAGATTTCCTGATGTGAGCGGCTGTAGAACGCATCTGGCTTCAGCGTGGCCAGCACCATCTGGCATTTGTCGCTCTGGCTGTCATTCAGGATGCTGCCGATTACACACTGCTCCGCATCAATGCTGTTTGGAGGTACGAAGTTATTTCCTGTCATTTGCGCGCTGCTCCTTCACCTTCGTGTAGCACTCATCCGTCACCAGATAGTCCAGATTCTTGGCTGCCCAAAATCCACCCTTGCCGTTTGGCCTTTCCTGCATCATCCAGGTGCAGTTCGAAGCGATGTATTCGAGGTAGTTCCGCCAGTTCTCAATCGTGAACGGAACACCTTTGGCCTTCTGGTACTCGCGGTTGCACTGCTGCCAGAAGTTGCGCATCGCAGATTTACGTTTTCCACGAATAATTTCGACTGCCGACATTTCCGGCAGGATTTCATGGTAGGCATTCACCATGTCTTCGTATGGGGTGCGAACTGCTTTTGGCTTATCGGGATTGGCTGGCTGTCTCGGGATTCTGATTTCTTCATCATCGTCTTGAACGGCGGTTTGAGATGGACACTCAATATCTTTAGATATTGAGTTATTAGTTAGTAATTCATTGTTTGTGGCACTTTGATGGCACTCTGTTGGCACAACCTCCTCGACAGCCCTTGGTGCTAGCGGCATTGTGTTGGCACTCTGTTGGCATTCTGTTGGTACAATATTTGGCTGATAATCGTCGTATTTTGTGACCGAAATTCGGGTGAATTTCTTATTGGAAATGCGGCTAATCATGCTCAGCTTTTCGAACTTGTTGAGCAGATACTTAATGCGGTCACCGGTGATTCCTGTTTCGGCTGCCAGAGTATTTCGCCCGGTGATGAACTCACCACGCTTAACCAGCATTTCACCGAATTCGGTGTTAACTGGTGCAGGCGCATGGTTGGCTGACAGGATGATGTGGATCCACAGATGAACAGCTTCAGAATCCGTTCTGTAGAAAGGAAGCTCCTTGATTTTACGATGCAGCAAGGCATACCCCTTAACGCCCTGTTGCGGCGTCTCCTGGAACCTTTTAGCCTCTCTGGCTCTGGCTAAACTTGATACGTTGCTCATTGCCGTTTCTCCTTCGCTCTATGCTCTTCAAGGATGCTTTTAAGTTTCTCGGCAACCTTCGGATTGAACGCTTTGCAGAATTCGATTCGGGCAAGGTTTTTGTGCAATTCCGCCTGGTACATAACGTGTTTCTTTGGCATAATTACTCCTGTGAATTGATCCAGTCATTTCGCATCAGGCCTCTAGCGTTCCAGCGCTATTGGCCTTTTCTTTTCCCATCGCAGCTGCTACCGCTTGTCGGGCAACCTCTGCTATCAGGCTCGTTTCCCACACTTTCTCCAGCAGCACGAAAACCGTCGCCATATCGCGCAGGTTCAAGCGGCTTACCTTCGATTCATGCCATCCGGCCTCATCAGCCAGAACGCGCTGCCCTTTGTGTGTCAGGCGGCTGCGTAATTCAGTTTCTACTTCGTTGATCAACTTGCTGTTTCTTGCTTGTTCCATGATTGATAATTTCCTTGTAGGTAAATGATTGCGTGACATTGCAGTGAGCAAGTCACTTCGGTTTTTGGGGGCCGAAACAGCCTCCGGTCAGATTGATAAAGAGCGGTGTTGCTTAAGCTGCTGAAGCGCGCTGTGGTGCAAAAACTAAGCTTTCCTTCTTCACCGGCTGGTAATCGGTGAATTTATTTGTGGCTTCCTCAATTGCTAAGGCTTTGCCTGGTGATGCTCGGCGGAATCCATATGCAATTTGGTCGAGGTAGCCAACAGATGTTTTCGCTAGTGCAGCAAGGCTGATCCAGTCTTCAGCTGAAGATTCCTTGCGCCAGCGGAGCAGTTCATTACCCATTGGTGCCTCCTGTTAAATTACAAAGTTAAGTTTAGCGTTATGCTAAATAACTAACAAGCAATATTTAGCAATATGCATATTTATCGCATTGCTAAATAGTGTGAGAATCAAGCCATGGAAAATAAAAGCATCAGAAAAACCAATCTCAACAACCTCCTGAAGAGGCACCTTGAGAACGATGGCAATACAAAGGCTGGTTTCGCAGAGCTTTTGGGCATTAGCGCATCCCAATTCAGCCAGCTGCTTGGCGAAAATAGCGTCAGGAATATCGGGGATAAGATGGCGAGGAAAATTGAAGTGGCTTTAAAGCTGCCCAATGCCTGGCTTGATTCCATCCATGAAGAACAACCACAGGTTGACGCTAACGTCTCCAACCCTAGGGACTACAAGCCTACTGCGCGCTATCCCGTTTTAAGCAAGGTTCAGGCTGGCGCATGGGATGAAGCCTGTGAACCCTATACGATAAAGGATGTCGATATGTGGCTTGAATCTGACGCACATACGCAAGGGGATGCTTTCTGGTTGCAGGTGGAAGGTGATTCGATGACAGCCCCGATCGGGCTAAGTATCCCGGCCGGCACATATGTGCTGTTCGATACTGGACGGGAAGCGGTGAATGGCAGCTTGGTTGTGGCAAAGCTAACCGACGACAACGAAGCTACATTCAAGAAGCTCATCATCGACGGCAGCCAGAAATACCTGAAGGGCCTCAATCCGCAGTGGCCTATGGTGCCGGTAAACGGCAACTGTAAGGTGCTGGGCGTGGCGATAGAGACGAAAATGCGACTGGTTTGATTTTTTACCATTTAGCTATAAATCCGGCTAAAGAATTCCATTCATTTGCCGAATAACCATACAATGAGCGTACATGACGTAGAGCATGACGCATATATTTTCAGGGAAATAAGAAGGAATTTACGATGAAAATTGGTTTTTATGGAATCTACTCTCAGGCCTCTAGCAAAGATAAGTATTCTCTAGATGCTCTAAATTTCCTCAGTCAGAAATCATCTATCACTGGCTCGATTGCAATTAATAGTGGTAGCTATTATCTATATATGCACCCCATTGATTCAGATACATTTTTGTTCACTAAAACAAATGACTCAAATTTAATTCAAAAAATCAACAAATCTAATTCATCAGTTGAAGAAATAATTAAGAGTTTAGCAACCGATGAATTACTTGGTTTTGCATCATATGTCTACATTCATGGAGACATTATGGGGTTTGCTCGAAGCATGTACGGCCCAACAACAAGTGATTTCGCATTCTTCCTTAAAGAGCTGCAGATACCACTTAACGCAGGCGCCAATATTTCAGTAGAGCCATTGATGCGCGCCACAACGAAGGCAGATGTCCTCAAAATGCACTTCATAGGTAAAACCACTGTGAAGGTAGAAGCTACTACTGGTTTGAGCGCTGGAATTTTAACACTTCTTGGCGCAAAAGACATTGAGGAGGAGCTACTCGATTCGATTGAAATAGTAATCAAACCAAAACCAAGAAGAAACATAAAAAACCTTACAAAAGATATAGTTAGCAATCCTGCGAAGCAATTTTCAGATATTGGAATGCGTGCTAAAGATGAAGCTGCTGATATAATGACTGACCATTATCTTAGTGAAAAGGGTCACTTGTCTGCTAAAATAGAACGATCAACAAACTCTGATGTCGCTGATGAAATCAAATTCACATTCTTAAGAATGAAGCAAAACCTCAACGACACATTCATAAAGCAGATTGGAAACTTGATTTGAAGCGAGCGTGAGGACTAATAGTGAAAAAAATTATTTTAGGACTGATAGTTATCCTATCCCCTTACGTATTGGTTTGGTTGGCTTACATTGGGTTTAGGAACTTTATTCCGGGGGTGTCATTTTCTTCGCATAGAG